GACTTTACCGAACGGCGAAGTATTAGAAATAGTTCAGTCGACGACTATCTACTTAAATAATTCACCTTCGAATACCGAATATACTCCAACTATTGACGGTAGAAAGTGGGGAAAACGTATAGTAGGTCCTATTCCTTCTAGTTATGAAGGTGAAATTCTAACTATTGATGCGGAAATTTATTGGGACGGAGGTTCTAAATACCATTCTCAATATTTTCAGATTAAAATTTTAATAGAATAGTTGCTTTTCAGAATTTTTTTTATTAACTTATTAATATTATTAAATTATTTAATTAATTTTTATTTTAATTAATATATTTTTTTATAGATTATTTATTATTAATACTATTATAAATGCTACAAGCGGAACAAATCCAATCAAATTGGGATAAACATCTAAAAATAGTAGATGCTTATATAGGAGAAAGAAGAGATAAGGTACTAGAAATGTTAGAACATATGTCCGAAACCTATATAATGGCTCCTGCTAGTGGTAAATCATGGCATCACAACGCTTTTGCTGGTGGTTATGTAGATCACGTTAATAGAGTAGTACAATATGCTCTTAAACAACATAACCTTTATAGAGAAATGGGAGGAACAGTAGATTATACCGAAGAGGAATTAGTTTTTTCTGCACTTTTTCATGATTTAGGTAAATTAGGAGATGGAGATAGGGAAAATTATATACCTCAGACTGATAAATGGAGACAGGATAAACTTTCAGAAATGTATACGTATAATCCAGATTTAGATTTTATGCTTATCCCAGATAGATCTTTATTTATTTTACAGAAATTTGGTATAAAAGTGACTCAAAAGGAATTTTTAGCTATCAGATTACATGATGGAGTGTACGATAAAGCTAATGAAGCGTATTTTTTTAGTAATGTCGAGTCATCAAGGCAAAAAACTTCAATAGTATCAGTTTTACACTCTGCTGATTTTCTTGCATCTAAGGTAGAATATGATATTTGGAAGAGAAACGGTGGTACTTCTAGACCTAAAACTAAAAAAACTAAATCTTCTACAGGAAGAAACGTTAATTCTTCGGAAGGTCTATCAAAAATGTTAAAAAATCTTTAAAATATGTTGATTGCAATAATAATTTTATCTATATTAGTTGTAACTTTACTAGTTGCAGTAAGGAATTTACTAATAAAAGTAGAAAAATATGAAGATATAACTGT